AGAAAAGATATTATTCTAAATTTTTAGAAAAATATAAAGATATAAAAACTTGGCATGAGAAACTACAATCAGAAGCAATAAGATTTAAACAGATAAGTTTACCAACTGGTAGACAATATGCTTTTCCATATGCAGAGAGAACACCTTGGGGTGGATCTACATATGGCACACAGATAAAAAATTATCCTGTTCAAGGTTTTGCTACAGCTGATATTGTTCCACTTGCTTGTATTAATATTTATAATCTTATGAAAGATAAGAAGGTAAAAAGTTTACTTGTAAACACAGTTCACGATTCAATAGTTGCTGATGTTTATCCTGGTGAAGAAGATGTGATGAGTGATATATTTAACCAGGGCACTGCAGATGTAATACCTGCATTAAAAAAATATTACAATATTGATTTTAATGTTCCGCTTGACACTGAACTTAAAATAGGCAATAATTGGTTAGATATGAAGGAGGTAAATCGTAATGACTAAAACATATAAAGTACACTATACAGCAGATGTATGGGAATATAGAACTATAGAAGCCAATTCACCAAAAGAAGCTAAAGATAAATTTGACAAAGGTGAATGGGGTGATGATAGTGAGGCAGAACAAATGGGTATGGAAAATGTTAAAACAGATAAAATAGAGGAGGTATAATGCCAAAAGAAATAGATGCACTTGAGACTCTTGATGAGTATTCAGATGAAGAATACTCCGCATATTTAGAGTATAAAGATCTAAAAGATAGATGTATGATAGATCCAACTACCCTGTACATCGACAATAATCACGAGTTTTTTTCAGAGTGGAAATATTTTGCTGAGACAGATGGTTTAGAAATAAAAATAATAAATGGAGAGACTAGAATATGTTAGCTAAATTATTTACATACCTATGTGGGTGTGCGACATTATGCGTTATATTTTTAATGATATATTTAACATTAAGTTTATTTTTTTATTGATTTTTTTTCAAAATATGATATACAATAAAAATAAAATAGGAGGACAATATGTCTGATAATAACTTAGTAAACATAAAAGGAATGTCTGATGAGCAGATAATGCAAGTCATCGGACAAGACGATGGATCTAACATGGGTACAAATATACCTAGGTTAGCAATCAATCGTACACCAGAAGATGACGATGGTAATCAATTACCTGTTGGTCACTTCTATACATACGATCAAAATGTTGGTCAAAATGTTTTTGGTAAACCAGTTACATTTAGACCTTTCATAAGTGCGATGCAATACATGCACTATGATGCGGATAAAGGTGAGTATGTAAACAGATCTATTATATTTAAAAGTTGGAAAGAAGAAGCCATAGATATACTTGGTGGTACAAGATGTGGTAAGATCCCTTTTAAAGATAGATCAACACTGACTCCAGAGGAGTTAGAAAGGCAGAGAACTATTAGATGTTACAAACTTGTTTATGGTTTGTTATCATTTAATAATGGTAAAACTGCACAAGGTAATGCACATAATGTAGAAAATCTACCAATACTCTATAGAGTAACAGGTACTGCTTTCTCTCCTGTAAGTGCAGCACTTGATCAGTTAAAAAAGAGAAAGAAACTTATGTTTAATTGTACTTTTACATTAGACACTAAGCGACAGAAAAAAGGCGGTAATGTATTTTATGTACCAGAAATACAGGTTAATGCAGAGGAAAACTTACAGTTATCTGATATGGATATGGAAACTTTAAAAGTATTTCAAGATTCTATAAACGAAGAGAACGATGAGGTAATAGCTGCATATAACAAAGCTAAAAGTAGTAAGTTAAATGGTGAAGATAAAATTGATGCAGAGGTAGTTGAGGAAGTTAATGATACTGCACCAGAGAAAATATTATCTACATAATGAATAATATACTACTAAAAGTTCAACGATATCTTGACACTGTATCTAAGTCTCCTGTAAAGCTAGATAGTAAGTTGGTTCAAGAGTTTGGTGAGGCATGTAAAAGTGCCTTACTAAAACAATTTGAAGATGAAAGACGAGATAAGTTTGAACCTAGAATGTCTAACATAGGTAGACCTCTTTGCCAATTACAAATGGAAGCTAAAGGTATAAAGGGTGAGGGTCAACCTTATAATGTTAAAATGAGAAATACATTTGGTGATATCATAGAAGCATTAGCTATATTAGTTATGAAATCTGCAGGTGTTGATATAAAGAATGAACAAAAAAAAGTAATTTATAAATTTAATGGAGATAAAATTGAAGGTAGACAAGACGTTGAGATTGATGGAAAAGTTTGGGATATTAAAAGTGCATCACCATATTCATTTGAAAAAAAGTTTGGAGAAGCAGGTGGATTTGAAGAAGTTATTAGAGAGGATTCATTTGGCTATGCATCACAGGGTTTTCTATATGGAGAAAGTCAACAAAAAGATTTTGGTGGTTGGATAGCTATAAATAAATCTACAGGTGAATGGACAGTTTGTGAAACACCCGCATCTGTAGAGCAACATAAGAAAGCAGCTTTAGCATCTGCTAAAAAAAATTATAAAGCATTAAAAGAAAATAAACCTTTTAAGAAATGTTATGATGATGTTGCAGAAACTTTTAGAAGTAAACCTACTGGTAACAGGGTTTTAGGTTTTGTATGTTCTTATTGTCCATACAAATTACCTTGTTGGGGTAAAGATAAATTACAATTATTACCTCAGCAACAATCAAAAGGTAAAAATCCTAAGTGGGTTTGGTACACAGAAGTCAATAATCCTAAACAGGATGAGGCTATAGAGGTAGGTGGTTAGTAGTTTGAGGGGTCTACTTGCCACCAACTCTTTATTATGTTATACTTTGTAGTATTTAAAAATAAAAAGGATAAAGATTATGAATTGTTTACTAATACAATATTTGATAAGGAAGATGAAGCTAATGAATTTGGTAGAAAAAGTATGAAGAGAAATTATGAACATAAAGTTTTAGAATATAATAAAGATAATCATGATAGGTATTGGACATGAAAAAATCAGATAAAATAAATTATATTAATTCAGTTAAGGTAATTGTTTCACCTTGGCAAAAAGGTTTTAATTGTAGCATTATGATGGATAGTCAATCTAAAATGTCTACAGAGCAATATGAATTATGTTCTACAATAGCTAGAGGCATGATAAAAATGGCAACAACCGATCCTCATTCAACTTTTCTGTGGGGTTTACGTGGTTATGCTGAAGACAAGAAAAAGAATAAACAAGATTTAACAGCTAGTTCTGTTGCAGAATTTGATGATGAATCTAATGTTATTGATTTTCTTGAATATTTAAAAATGAAACGTGATAAGGAGTTAAACTAATGGCAACGCACTTAGTTATAGGTGACCCTCATTGTACACCTAAAGCAAACAATGATAGATTTCTGTGGGCAGGTAGAGTAGCAGCAGATTATAAAGTTTCTCATGTGATATGTATGGGTGACTTTTGTAGTATGGATTCTTTATCCTCTTATGATAGAGGTAAAAAATCTTTTGAAGGTAGAAGATATCAGAAAGATATGGAACATTCACATGAAGCATTATCTTTATTTAATAAAGGATTAGGTAATCATAAACCTAAAAAGATTATGATTCATGGTAATCATGAGGATAGGATTGATAGATTTGTAGACGATAATCCAGAGTTAGAAGGATCTATAAGTATAGATGATCTACAATTTAAAAAATATGGTTGGCAGGAAGTTAGATATAAATCTATAAAAGTTGTAGATGGTGTACATTATTCTCATCATTTACCATCTGGTATTATGGGATCTGCAATATCTGGTGAAAATATTGCTAGAAGCATATTGACAAAGCATAAAGTTTCTGCTACAGTGGGGCATAGTCATCTATTAGATTATGCAGTATCAACATTACCTAATGGTAAAAAGCTACATGCTTTATCTGCAGGATGCTATCTAAATCATACAGAACATTTTGCTAGAGATACTCAGCATATGTGGTGGAGTGGTTTAGTTATCAAAAGAGAAGTTAAAGATGGTAATTATAATATGGAGTTGATTGATATCAAAACTATTAGGAGGGAATATGGTAAAAGATAAACGCACATATACACATAAAAAAGATCATGGTCATGATATGTCATATGAGAATGAAACTAAATATGATAACGTAAATGCACCACAACATTATCTACATGGTAAAAAAGAAACAATAGATGTTATTAGTGATTGTATGACAGGTGATGAGTTTCATGGGTATCTCAAAGGTAATATTTTAAAATACGTTGCGAGATATAAATTTAAGGGAGAACCATTAGAAGATCTACATAAGGCTCAGTGGTATCTAAATAGATTAGTTAAGGAGGTTAGTAATGGGTCAAGTTAAGAAAGCAGTGATGGAAGTAGAAGATTTTGTATCTAATTGTATAGTTAAGAATAGAACTCTAAACCAAACAATACGAGATGCAAGAGAGTCGGAAGAAGCAAAAAGTAATCCCTATCTAGATGATGAGGATTTAATTGAAAATAAATACTATAAACTAAAAGGAGCAGAGTAATGAGTAGAGATATGATCGATGCCTTAAAAAAGAAATATGAGGCAGAAGTAGAAATAGCAAAAGCTACAATACAAGTATACCTAGATAAGCCTGTAGGTATAGGTGAACATCCACAGTTTGCTGAAGAGATAGATAAACAACTAGAAGCGATATCATGTGCTAATGATAAGATAAAAGTAATAGATACACATTTTCCAAATGAAGATGATATACCATTTTAATAGGAGGACAGATGGCTGAAGAAAAGAAAGAAACACAAAAACCTACCCCTAGAATGTATCATATAGATTCTGAGAAACTAATGGATATTATGCGATACTTGATGACAAGACCTTATGGTGAGGTTGTTAAACTGATGAACTCTCTATCTACACTTACACCTGTAAATACAGATGGGGGGAAAGATGTCGGAAAAAAATAATACTAAACAATATACAGGTCTATTGTTTGAACTAAAGATAGGTTTAAATGAAAAAAATAGTATAGTTATTGATTATGGTGGTAAACCTGTAGGTAAAATACGAGAAGCATTAAAAGGTTTACCATATCATGGTAATCTATGTGCCGCTATAATAAATCATGCTAATGCTGTTGGGAGAAAATTAGAAGATGATATTAAACAGATTATACAAAAAATTTAGAAAGATGTTTTGGCATAATAGAATTATAGATTTTGTTGAGAGATGTACTTCAAGATTTAATAGTTATCTCTGGACAAAAAGATGGGGTGATAGATCATTGTATCAATCAGACCAAAAAAAAAGACACCTAGAGTAAAACTCTAAGTGTCTTGTTGTTGCCTGTGTGGGGGAGTCTTTATGGCTCCCCTTTTTTATTTTAAATTATTCATTTGAGATTTCATGGGTTTCTTACTAGGAAAAATTAATTTACCTGTATCATCTCTTGGATTCATGAAATCTAAAATTTTTGTAATGTATACATCTTTTAAAAATTCTGTATAATTTTCTTTCTCAGCGTATTTACCTAATGAATCAAAGTAATTTAGTGTATCATCACCTCTTGCTATAGATTCTCTTACACCTTCATAATTAGATCCAGTTTTCATAAGTTGTAAAAATCCTTTTATACTATCTTCTGCATTATCAAATGCTCTAACCTTAGCTTTTTTATTAGGATCTTGAGATAATATAAAAGATTCATTACCTACAGCCTGTATGCCAAAAAAATTATTGGCTCTTTTAGCTGTATCAGCACCTTCAAAATTAAAGTTGCCAGTTTCAGCTGTAGCTATTGTTAGAATAAAATCATCAGGAACATTAGCCTCAAATGAATCTGGGCTATATTGAGATTTAACTTCCTTTATTTTTTTTAGGAAATCTCTATGTTTTCCATATTCATCCATAGTTCCATGTAATAATAATAAACTAACAATTCCAAGCACGAAGTGCTTTATTAATTCTTGAATTCGGATCATTAGCAGTTTTAGCAGATGTTAATTTTTTCTTCATCCCTTTCATACGAGCACAGAAACTAGCACGTCTTTTATTACCGACTTTCTTACTGGGTCTTTTTAAATTAGCACCTGTCGTTCTCTTAAAATACCTACGACCTGCTTCATTTAATCCACCCGAGGGGTTTTGATATTTCTTTGCTACCATTATTTTTTCTTAACTGTCATCGCTGCTCTTCTAAACTGGGCGGCAGTAGGTGCACCTTTAGCACCTTTCTTTCTCATCTTACCACCACGTTTTCTTTTAGCATGGATGTTAGCGTATAGTCCTTTTCTCATTATGCTTTCTTTTTCTTTTTGTTTCTTAACATAGCAAAGTCTCTTTTAGTTAATTTACCATCTTTGTCCATGTCTAACTTTTTTCTGTTACCAGTAACTTTTTTCTTACCATTTTTATTTTTCATTGGTTTCATTTTTCCATACATCATTAGCTATATCTCCTATATTTAGCTGTTTTTTTTGCAATCCCTTTGGGTTGCTTCACATGTTGTTTGCCCTTTTTTGTTCCTTGCCGTTTTGCTCTTGTCGTTGCCGCATACTCCGCAGCGGATAGACTCTTGATAGCTTTCTCTGGCAAATATCGTTCCCCAGTTTCCGAAGACTTCTTGCCAGATTTCGTTCTCCATTTCTGTTTTCCCCATGCTTTCAAACTCCTTTGACTTTTTGCAAGTGCCATTATGTTTTTCTCCCTCTTCTTATACTCTCTTTGCCTTTCTTAAATA